CCGTCTGGAAGGGTTAATGTGGTTGTCGTTGTGACAGATGATGGTGCTTGTATTTTAATAGACGCAGATGCGTCATCATCAGCGAGGCTGATGACATTAAGCCCAACTGTTCCAGAAACAACGTCAGCAATATCCGCCATCTGCTGCCGAATAGCGTTGTTTATTCCCGCAGGGCTGCACCCTTCGGAAATGTCAGTGCCGGATATTGCCGTATTGCTGGCGGGGGTTGCGTTGTAATCGCGTACACTCATAAGGTTATCCTCTTTTATCGACGCAGTTTAGCACGGCTCGGTGCTTTGGTCATCAGGGTGTCACCCGCATCATTCTTGCGCCGCCATCGGTGACGGCGTATGTCGCTGGTCTACCCAGCCTGTCTGGTCGTGTTTCGTATGTAACGCCCTGATCCGGCATAGACGGCCCGGCTTGTGCTGGCTGGATGCCAAGCAGACCGCCAGCAGTGCTTTGCACCATTGGGGCCGTTTCCGCCGCTACAGCCGCTGCGAGCATTGGCGACATTCCGCGCCCCAACGGTCGCGCCGATCCAAGAAGGCCAGTTGTCGCCGCCATTGTTGGACCGCCGCCGTAAATCATGCTCGCCAAGGGAACGCCAACGGCCCTACCAAACAGACGCATTGGATCAGTCAAGGCCATAACGTCAAGTCGTCCCGCTGTGCCGCTGTCTGGGATCGTGCGACCCATCACGTCTTGCGCCGCAGACACGAAAGGCTGCATTGGCATTTCGCCCTTTGCAAATTTTGTTTTGCGAGGGCCGCGCTGCGCGCCCTTCATGCCCCTTAAAAGTTGTGCGGGGGTAAATGTCCCGCCCTTCCCTGTCGCCGCAACTGTGACAGCCTTTTCTATCGGGAGGATTTGCTGAAACGCCTTATTTGCGGCGGCAAGCTTTGCACCGGCTTTAGGGTTTTCTTTTACTAGCTGCTGCCGCAGTGCAGTCTGAAGTTCAAAAAGGGCGCGGCCAGCGTCTTTGTCAACGCTGGTGCCAGATGTCATTAGGGAGATGGCCTCTTTGCCAAGGTCGCCTTCCGCCTTCTTTAGAGCCTCTCCGCTTAGGGTTCCGGCCTGTTTGTCGAACCTGTCCAAGAGGAGAGCCTTCGCCTTGCGAGAGAATGTCTCCTGCGCCGCCTCAGTCATGCCCAGCTTGTCTTCAGACAGCACACCTATTGCAAAACGCTCCATTGCGTCAGAAGACACAGACAACTTTGGCAGAATGCTCTGATACGCATCACTAACAGCGTTGTGTGCGTAGGCAAACGCATCTTGCCCTGTCAGGCTCTTCGGAACCTTCACGCCAATCGGCTCAATAGCTTTGTCCATTGCGGTGCGGTTGAACGCTTGCATCGCTCTCGTCTCAGCACCCTTGATGATATCGCCATAGAATTGCTGTCCGGCAATGCGCTCTTCAAGCGTCCGCGCCGCGCCGCCGAGTCGCTGGCCCGGAGTAAGGGGGACACCTTCCTCAAGAAGCTGCTTTGCTTCTGGCGTTGTGCGACCCGGAAGAAGTCGCTGGAACGCAGCAGACATACCGCCGCCCATACCTGCGCCGATAAGAGCCTCTGGGATACGCTCTGCGGGGTCGCCCTCTGCGGCACCAAACCCATAAAGACCGCCCTCTATAGCACCTATTTTTCCAGCACCCTTTACGCCAAGCCGAGCAAGTCCCGCGCCACCGGCTAAGGCTGAGGGGATTGACCCAGCGGCCTCAAGAAAGAAAGACATATAAGGATGTTTTTCCTGATACTGCTGCATCTCACCGCGAACTTTGCCTATTTCCTCATCGTAGGATAATCCGCTGTCAGTAAACTGAGACCTGATAAATGCCTCAGCTTCGTCGGCTGTACCAAAGGTCAGCCCCTGAGCAATCTGTCTGCCAATGTCGAACGCAACGTCAATGCCGGTTCGCTCCATTGGGGCCGCGTGTTTCCTCTGCTTTGGGAGCGTTGCCATCAGCCCATCTCCTCTGGATCGTAAATCTGGAATTCGTTGACGCCTTCAAGAGCGTTGAAGAAAACGTCTCCGGCTTTAATTTGGCCGTTTTCAATCATCTTGGTGAAGTCTTCGTCAGTGCCGACGCGCTGATAAACAGAACCTTGCTTTTCGTCAGCAAACTCGCCAAATCCGAAATCGTGGCCTTCCTTCTCTACAAAACCATCAAACAAGCTAAGACGCCTCTTGTTGTAGTCCATAACCTGCTTTTGCATAGTAGCAATTACAAGGTTTGCTTCTGCTGTGTTTGCCATCCTGACGGTGGCTCTCTGGAAGGCATCCATGTCCCTGTCAGATGAGGCACCGCTGCCAACAACCCGCATACGAGGCGTCAAGAAAGCAGTCGCCGCATCAATGATTTCCAACTCGCTCAGGTTCTGACTTTGCTCATCTGATAAAAACCCAAGTTCTCTGCCGATTTGTTTAAGCGGCAACATAGCTGACGTGACGCGCCCGGTTTCCACCCCAGAATTTAACAAGTCAATTACTGTTTGAAGTCGCGCCGCTAGTTCCCTGTCCTGCCCGACTTGCTTCTGCATCACGCCGCGTGTTTCGAGTGCCGCTTTGTAAGCAAGTTCTTTCTGTTTGTCGCCACCCATAAAGATTTGTGTGCCGCCAGCTTTAATTGATCTTTCGATAAATTCGTTGTATGCGGTCGTTCCCGGCGTCAGCCCCATAGCCTTGGCGTTCGCCATAGCCGTTGTGACTTTTGGCGGGGGCTGCAAAGCGGCCTCTGCGCGAAGACGCTCTGTTTTAAGGCGCATCCGATCAAGGTCCAGCTTTCTCTCGCCCATTTCACTTGCCGCCTCAGCTTGCTTCGCCTGAGCAAACGCTTGCAACCCAGCCGCACCCATCCTCGCCAAGCCTTGACCAAAAGACGTTGGCTGTAGCGAAGGACCGCCATACTCAAGGCCAGCCAGCGCAGCAGAAGATATGCCCAGCCCTGTCGGAGACATTAACGGCTGATTAAATATTCCGGCCTTTGGCGGCACTTGCGGCCCAGCAGGTGCAGATGCAGGTGTAGGCTCTCCGCGCATCATGCGTTGAGCCATAGTGTCGGCCTGACGGGTCTGCATACGGTTTAACCCGTAAGATGGCGGAGGCGGTGGGGCCGCAGGAAACCGACGCGCTGCCTTCGGGACAATGTTTGTGCCGGGGATCGTGTACGGACGGCGCACATCCGCCGCTGGCTGAGGGCCAAGCAACGCTCTTAAAACTGGTCTTGAATATTCGTTTGCCATTTTAACCCCTTAACCCAAAAGACCTGCCAAAGCACCGAGGCCAGCACCCATCCCGCCACTCATTGCGCCGCCCGACAAACCCGCCAGTTGTGCGCCGCCAAGCGCACCGCTTAATGCAGACAGTGCTGGCTGACGATAAATTGGCTGGACGCTTTGTGATCCAATTGTTCCACCTTGAACCCCAGCAATGTAGTTTGCCAAAGACGCAAGAGGCTGTTCCTGCTCAAAGTTATACCTTTGAATGTCTGCGGCCAACTCCGCCTCGGCCTGTTGCTCACGCGCCGCACCAACGCCAGCGAGCGTCTCAAGGTCGGAGAACCCGAAGGACCGTGCTGCTGGGGCTTGCTGGATTGCCGCTTGCTGGGCCTGTAATGCCATTGGCGCGAGTGCTTGTCCGAGGGCTGCTTGCTGATAGCCGGAACCGTATCGCCCAGCCTTTGACGCTTGTGCTTGAACTTGCTCAACGACAGGACGAAACGCCGCTGCCTGTAATGGGTTGGTCCCTGTCAGGTTTTGCATCACAACATCTTGGACCGCGCCAATAAAGGGCGACCCAGTGATTGCTTGCTGCCGGATTCCGCCTAGTGCCATTTCGGATTCTGGCGAAAACCCTATCGTCGTCTGGCCCGGATAATATGTTGGCTGATCGCCGTAAAGACGCTTTGCCTCGGAAAGCCCGTATTCGACAAACGGCTGCGCGTATGCCGGTGCGCCCGTTGAGACAGTCCTTGTTTGTCCGCCGCCTTTAGACATTTTCAAAATCCTTCATTAATACAACCGCGCTTTCACGGTAATCTGTTAATTTTCTTGACCAGCCTTTGCGCCCGACAATTTCCATCCCGGCGCACCCATTTTGTTTTGCCCACTCGCAAACACTGTCTTCTGCTTGCATCAATTCATCCAGATCGCCACCTGCTAACCAAATCCGGCACATTGCTTTTTTGGGGTAGTCAATAATTTCGACTATCATACAGGATTTTATCAGAGGGAAGAAGACGGCTTTCCCAGTGGCAACAGCAACGGCAACATCCTCAACAGTGTGTGACCCACCCGCGTACTCTAGCGCGTCGGCAATGTATGGGACGCAACGCTCCCAGTCATCCGATAATAACATATCCAACAAGTACATCGTGTCCGTGGTTTGCGTGACCGACGACAAAACTACCGTTGGCCCGTGAACTCATAAAAGGGTCCGAGTGTATCAAAGTGTTTCCAATGCCAGTAAACAAAACAATACTTTCCTTTGAGGCGCGTGGGTCGGTGACTGACGTGGTCGTCGTGCCGCTTGCAATAGTGAACTCTCCGGTGCTGTTAAGTTTACCGTCCGTTGTCCTGTTGACGACTTCGGCAATCTCTCGCGTTGTCGCAAAAACAGGATTTAATATTCGGTAATTAGCAACGCGGGTCATCTGCGGCCAACCGATCTGGCCTCAATGTCCATGCCTTGCGCGAACTCCCAGTTACCGCTGATGTTCATCCTCGCCCTATGGTATCGGCCCTGCGACCTAAATGGGGCAAACCCATCATCATTGGGTGCTACAGGCGTCTCGCCAAATGCTGTTGATTCGCTATGTAGGCCCCTTGTCCCAATTTGGATGGTGACACTTCCGCCCCGATGATACGGATAAACGCGGGTAACAATATTGAACTTACCAGACGACAGACCAGCCTCGGACGTTTCGATAAGACCGGCAAGAGGATCGCCAGTAAACGCATAGAGCCGCTTTCCGAGTGCGCCGCCAAACAAGAACTGTCCACCCTTGTAGAGCGCACTGTCGAGCGATGCTGGAAGAGCGTCGAGACTGGTGCTGATGTTGTCCAAATTTTCAAGCGTATATGCTGGCGAGAAAAATGGAGCAATAAGACCTGCCGATACGTTCAGCAACGACCACCGGCCAATCGCGTAATTGTAAACCAGCATTTTATCTGGCTCGCCGTCTACACTGTTGTTTGACACATAGGACCAGACGGCAATCTGGTTCTGCGGGTCAACGCTAGACGTCATTTTGTTTTTGAAAGAAATATTGTGGTCTGCTGAGAAAAACCGGTCAACTTTTTCTGCGCCAATGTTTTTGCTGCTTTGGCCGTCAAACGAATAGAATCCATCGTCGGAGTAGTAGAAGACGGTGTGACCTATATTGCACACTGATCCGGGTATCTGGCAGCCTCTGGCCGTTTCAACTTTGTCGAACTGCCAGATCAAAGGTGGTCCGGTATATGTGGCTCGGACAATGGCGCGCTCCATCAGAATGGTACAGTACTCTCCGCCGACCATCCCTGTAATGTTGCCAGCGTCGGGAATTTCTTGAAAATCAGACTGATCCGTTCCGGGTGTCCAACTCGTAATATCATTGAATCCCGACCACTGGACGCGGTACGGCAGTCGGTTGCCCGACCCATCCTCTACGTTGCCCAGCCACACGAAATCGCGCACTACTGTCATAAAATCTGCGTCAGGTGGCGACCCTGCCAAATCTGCAAACACGCTACTTGTGCCGAGCGTGTATCGTTGGATGGGGACGCCAATTCCGCCAGACGCCAGAACATCTTTGCCAAACTGCACAAAGTCCCAACTTTCTTCTGGCGCGGTCAGTGTGTACCCACCAATTTTCCCAATCCCATCTAGGCTGCTATCTCCGGCATTAAACTCATAAAGGTTCCCAGTGTCGCCAGCAAAAAGCTTGACCGAGCCGTCGTTTTCTTTTGCCGCAAACACGCCGTTGATGTTGGCAACCGCCTCGCCGGAGTACGGAACAAAAGACGGCATACTGCGATATCCACTAAATGCGGGTAATACGTTCTGCGCCTCAGTGACGCCGCCGTTTTGAAAATCAGGCTGATCTGGTAGCCACTCGCCAAACTGTATCATTGCCCTGCCCAAACTCCGCCGGTTGACGGCACTTCTGCCCAAACCTCTGATCCGGCGACCACGTCTTGCCACGTCTCGGTCCCGTCGGCCACTTCCACCCAGTCTTCACCAAGAACCTTGCCGCGCAGTGTAACAGAAAACGCCATGCTTGCGGAACCAGAAGAAACGAACTCACCGACAAACCCGCCTGTCGCGCTCACTGAGGCGTCCGCCGATCCGTCCACCCTGTAAACTATAGCGGCTATGCCAGATGCCGCCACAGACGCTGAAACCGCGCCTGATAGCGTCCTGACGAGCGTTGGAGTGCCTGTAGATGTAACCGCGACATTTGCGGCCCCGTCCATTCTAACGGTGATGCTGGCTGATGCTGTAGCACTTGCGGCACCAGTGACAGAACCCGCAAAGTGCAGAACCCGCGTTGGCGTCGCCGTTGCTGTTGCGGCAACGCTGGCAGAGCCTTCAGCCAAAACCTCATGGAACACTTCGGCAGAGGCCGACGCGCTTGAAGATATGCTCGCCGCACCCTCAAACAGAATTGCAAACTGGATTGCACCAGTTGCCGCTACTGAGACGGTTGCAGACCCCAAAGCGTGAATAACATCAAGCGCACTTAATTGCTCAAGGTTTCCGAAGGTGTCTAGGGCTTCCAGATTCCCCCAATTGTCAAGCTGCTCAAGCGTTGGGTTTGACCAGTCAACCCTCGTCAGCAGTAACGCGCTGTCCAAAGAATATGGAAGCGCGTCAATGCTGCTGGTAAAGTTGTCGAGGCTGGGGGTTCCGGTCGCCATTGGCTGACCTTACGCCGCAGTCACGTCGAGGTCACCCGCCGAGATTTTTAAGATATCACCAGACGAAATGGCCTTCGCAACATCAAAAGCACCATGGATCAAAAGGTTGCCACCGCTAGAAGCGTCAAAAATACCAAAATGAGAAATCGTACCCCAAGTACCGGTCGCCGCCGCGAACTCAATCGCTGCGGTGTTATCTGTGGTCCCGCCGGATGCTGCGTCAAAGTTCGCGGCAACACGGGCATAATTGTTCCCAGTAATTTCTGAGCCAGAGGCATCGTCGTTGAACGACGCGACCGCCAGACCAAGGTAAGCCTGAGACGGGAATGTGTATGCGGAAGTGCCGAGGACGTGGTCCAGCACCTTGTTCTCTAGGTAGTCACTCATTGCAGACATGGCTTAACTCTCCACTGCGTTGTTTTGGCGTTGATACACGCTGTTAATATGCAACGATCCGGTCCCGTACTGACTTCTTTGCTCGTCAACTTTAATTTGCTCAAGCGCGGACTGGAAGCGCGACATATATTGACCCGCACGGGTTTCATCAAGAAGGTAAGCATACGCCTCTGCGAGTGCGCCGTATAGATAAGCGTCGGGGCTGCGCGTTAGCACGTTGTTTGTAGCGTTTGTGTCGGACAGAGGAACGAGACTGCCAACATAAATAATTTCAGCAGTGTACCCGCTGTCGGGTATTGGCCGGAGTTTCATTTCGTCGCCAACAATGCTGTACCCTTGGGGCTTCCCCGTTCCGCCGGATGAGTAGGTCTGGTCCAGTGCGACTGGGCTGTAATAATTTAAGACCGTTAGCGGAGTAGTGTTTAGCTTGACCTCGCGCACCTCTCGCAGATCAGTTGGCAAAGAGATGTATTCGTCCCCAGACGTCAGCGTCGCTGTTGACCGTTTCTCCTGACTGCGGGTCTCCAACTCTCGGCTCATGGTCGCTTCGGCAAGTTGAATAAAGTCAGGGATGATTGCGGTCAGATCGTCACGGGCGAGAAAGTTCGCAACCGCCGCCTTCAATTCGCTGTAGGTCGAAATGGACATTACAAATTTCCGCCGCCGGTTCTGAAATCTCTGTTCTCACTGTCGTTTAGCCACTGCCGCCACGCCTTTGGGTTCTCTCTTGGCTGACCAAACTTCTCAATTAAATGATTGTACACGACGTTGGGGATTTCCGCTACATGATGAATATGACGCTGCGTATTCCCGATCATGCTCCCCTTTTGATAATCATTGCTCATTTGACGGTTTAATTTTATGAGCGTGTCAAATCTTTGCGTTTGCTCAAAAACCGTGGAGCCATCATCATTCTGATGAATGTGGACCTCTTTCGCAGTGGTCGGGTCGGTGTATAAAAGTCTCTTCATAAAACCCTCAAAAGAAACCGGGCGGCCCCGTTAAACAGTGCCGCCCGGAGTGATATTTTACGATCCGCTTAGATCGAAAATTGCTGCGTGTGCTTTGGGTGCAGTCGGCTTCAACGCCCACTCAACAACAATGTGTGAAGTGGTAGCGTCGCCGTCTTTAGCCAAATCTTCCTCAAGGAAGTTACGACCTTTGAGTGTGCATAGTGACACAAAATCAGGGTCGATGAGGAATACGCGGTCATTGCCCAACTGACGAGAAGGAACCGCATCAAGCGTACCGAAGTCAGTCAAGAAGACAGAAGTTGAGCCAACATAAGTAACCTCTTTTGCGGCGGTCATGTTCACGTCGTTGCTGACGAGGTTCCCGCTGGCTGAGAGGTCGGAGAAGTTGGCGCGGTTGGTTGCGCTAGAAACCATCAGGCGAGGGTTTCCACCGTCGGTCCATGCGTCCTGCATACCGTCTTCGATAAGAGCCAAGGAAAGCGCACGGTCATCACCGTTGGTGATGGTGTTAGTGCCAAGTCCGTTGGCAAACGCACCAGAGCCAGCACCAACAGAACCGTTGGTCATCCAGCCGGAAAGTGACGCAGACTTGCGTGGGTCAGAACCAGAACTTGCAACGTCTGTGTCGCCAATCATTTTGTCGATATCACGACGCAGTTCCAGTGCTTTTAGAACCTTCTGGTAGTTATGCTCGCGCTCACGCCCGGCCTTGTCCACTGCGTCCAGAGTGCCAGAAGTTGCGAACACCTTCTTGGAAATCTGGTGGTAGTTTCCGACGCGAACAGTTGGTGTGGCGGCGGCAGTCGAAGTAGTCGCGCCCTCATTGTGGTAGTTATTGGTCGCTGCTGCGGCCAAATCTTGAACCTGCCATTCGGTAAAAATGCCGTTAGAAGTTTCCTTCTTAATATTTGAAAATATTGGCGTTTCTGAGGGATCGATCCGATAAATTAAATTTGCCAAGCTTTCTTTTTCGCCGACTGCGGCGGTGGTTGCGAATACAGCCATTTTTTTGTTCCTTTCGGGCTATCTGCCCATAAGATAATCGACTGCGGCGTCAACGGTTCCAGCTTTTTCAAATCGCTTTCTTGCGTCCTGCCGCGAACGGGTTGCAACTTCACGCTTAGTCTTTGG